GATCATTTTGGCAATATCTTGCATTGTCTTAATCCTCTGTTTTCGTGTCTGTTTGGACGGACATAATCGCGTCAGCCACATCACCACCTTCGCCTATCGCGAATGTTTTGTGGTTTCTGGCTATCTCTGCACAGCGCTTTCGCTCAGCACTTACAGCCTCGTCAGTGATGGTTTTGATGTCGGGTAAAACGGTGCCCAATAGGTAGTCGATACCTTGTCCATCTCGGATAAAGGCGATGAACCAGTCAGCGGCCATCTCGCCAATATTCACCTCTCCGATTTTAAGTCTGGGAAGGTCACTCATTGCTATGTTTGGCGTGTCAGAACGCGGGAGTTGCACCCACTGTTGGCCGTCAAGTTCTGGCGTTTCGATCACGCCCTTGCGGGTGTTGCCACCGGGCATTTGCTTGAGGAAGAACGGCACTTCGGACTCACAGCATTGATCGCGCAAACTGCGTGCCCAATCTTCATTGAACGAGCGACGACAAGGGCCGCTTTCTGCCCCGCAAATGACCCAGTTAAGGCCTTGCTTGTCCGTTCGCATGAAATCCCTTCCGCCAGTCTTTCCGTGTTCATCGAAAGAGGGCCAAAAGGTATTGCCGTTCAAGGCGTCTTGATGATGCATCACCCCAACAGTTGTGGTTTCTAAATCAGTTAGATCAATGCTCTCAATCTGCGGTTCAATGGACAGGCCCCGCAACATGGCTGGTGTGTCCAGCAACTTAGGCACATCCCGGGCGGCTTCTTCCTGGTTCACCACGGTGATGAGAAGCCACACGTTGGGGTATCCGTCGCCCCAATTAGCGGGCAACATTTTCTTGGCGTTGCCGATCCGCTTGGTGACGATGATCCAATCCAGCCACGGGGTGGCTTTGATGAGCGCCCAAAGGCGTTCACGGGTGCCATCTGGCCAATCTTTGTCGAACACATCGGCCATCGATGCGCAAAATACACGGTGACGAATTCCCGTCTTTTCGGCCTTACGGTTCCAGCGCAACGGGTCATTCCAGTGCTTATCACCAAACTCGCGGCGTGGGGTTCCTTGACCCCACCACTTGCCAAAGCGATTTGACATGCTTTCGGCATAGCAGTGGTCGCACCCGGGGCTTACCTTTGTGCAGCCCCACACAGGGTTGAAAGTGTGCCCCGGCGTGCCGTCTTCGTTTTGCACCCAAGTAATTTTGGTCTTGTCACCCATAAGCACCGCCTATGCGGCAACGGTGCCCGCTTTGTCCTGTGCTGCGCGTTGCCGGGCGCGATAGATCGCTGCTCGTGACACGTGGAATTGATCCGCGACTTCTTTCATCGTCACGGTGGGATCGGAAAGCAGTGCTTCCATGGCGCGGAGAATTTTCTTTGTGATTTTTGGCTTGCGTCCGCCCCGGTGTCCGCGTGCGCGGGCTGCCGCCAAGCCCGCAATCGTGCGTTCGCTGATGATGTCGCGTTCGAATTGAGCGAACGCCGCCAGCATGTGAAAGACCATCTTGCCCACAGCCGTGGTCGTGTCGATGTTGTCTTTGATCGATACAAGTTCGATGTCCCGTTCGCGCAGCCATTCGGTCAGCGCGATCAGTTCTTTGACGCTGCGGCCCAGCCTGTCCAGTTTCCAGACGACCAGCGTGTCGCCGGGTCTCAATGCCTTTTTCAGGTGTTCCAGTTCGGGCCGCTTGGTCGCGACGCCCGAAACTTGTTCCTGATAGACATTGTCGTTGGCCACGCCCGCTTGTGAGAGCGCGTCTTGTTGAAGGTCCAGACGTTGGTCGTCTGTCGAAACCCGTGCATATCCGAGTAACATCGTAGCCTCCTGTGAAGAGGCCCCATGCGTTCGGGGTTGCCCGTACCGTGCCGCCCACATGGGGCAGGTGACGGGGGGTCGAGAGTGTTGGCCGTAGACCGATCGCGGGCGCTACGATTGGCGATACGCAATTTGCGTTTGTGAAAAACGGTTCCAAGGTTTCCAAAAGATAACGGCCTTTCTTGTCTGTCGATGGCCCCGGTTAAGTGTCACGCCCGGCGCGGGTGGGGCTGATCCGCGCGACTGAATGGGTAGTGTTTAGATCCGGCGGCGATTGCGGGTGGTGTGGGAGGGGAGAGATGGAGCCCGCCCGCAACCACCGCCGAAGGGGGTTATGTGTCGAACGGTATGCCGTCGCTTGCGGGCTCATTTGACCCACCGTTTTGCGGCGGCGTAGATGCGCCGGGGGCGTCATCAAGCGGGTTGTCACCAAGGTGGTTGCTGACATTTTCGCCTTGCCCGCTCTCTGCTGCTTCGGCGGCTTCACGGTCAGCTTGATCGGCAATACTGCCCAGCTCGTCCCTAATTGGCAGAAGTGATTTTTGTTTTGCCTTGTCCTGCGTGCCCCACCATTCGGTCATGCGCGCACGGCCCATGGTCGCGAGGTCGCGGGCTTCTTTTCGCAGGGCGGCCATGTCGAAATCGAACGCGGCGGCACTGCCCACCCACGCGGCGATGGCTTGTCCGACATCTTCATCAAGGTGTTGGTTTGGCACGATGGTGTGCCACAAATCTGCTGGAGCCTTAACGGGGGGAATTTGCGGGTCGCACATTACGGCCCCATTGCTGCCTTGGAATGCTGGCATTTGGGTGTTGCCTAACAAGACAGAAACCGTCATTTCGTAAATGAAGTTCTTCCCGCTAATTGGTGTCAGCCCGAGGCTTTTTGGCTTGGCGCTGTCCCAATCCATTGTGTCTTTGGCGCGCAGGCAGAAAATGACATGGCATGGTGCGCGCAATAGATGATTCAGCATGCGTTTGTAGGCCATTTTCGGCGCAGCCCATTGTTGCGCGCCCTTTTTGCCGTTGCTGTTGGCCATGTCGAGCACGCCGCCTTCGCCTTCCCAAACATGCGACATGCTGTCCACGATCACCACGTCGGCACCGTAGGAAATGCATGCGTCGATCGCTTGGGTATACCGTTCTGGAGTGAACGGCGGCTGTAAGTCGAGGTGAAACCACCCATTGACCAAATCAGAATAGAATTCGGCGCGGCGGTTTTCGGTGTCGATCACGCAAATTTTGCCTTGCGGGCCGACAAGGCCACGGGCGACACGCAACGCGGAATAGGTTTTGCCGGAAGCGGACCCGCCCCACAGGGCGATAAGCGCTGGCGTGCCTTTGCGTTCGGCTTTTTCGATGGTGAACATTTGAACCTCCATCAATCCATCATGTAGAGCGGGAAGTCTTCGTCGCAAAAGCGCGACAAAGGCGGGACTTCCTGCCAAGGGGTGTTGGGGCCGAACCGTTCCATGCAATCGACGTAACGGTTGAGCCCCATGCGAAACGCGCCGTATCCGGTTTCCCATGCCAACGACACAGTTTTAGAGCCGGGGCCATTGGGCGCGCTGTAGCGGGGGAATTCTTTCAAGCGGATGGTCGGAACATCGGTCTTTTCCAAGAACAGGAATACGAACACGCTGTTTGGTGTGTTGAGGAATGTGTTGAGCCATTCGTCGTTGAGCGTCTTGTGTCCCAAGTCATACTTTCCGTAGCGCATCAGAACCTTGGCCTGGGCGACAGCTTCGGAATGCACCACGGCTTGATAGTGATAGCGGTTGTTGGCCACGGCGCGGGCGATCGCCACATCGACGGGCATGCGGTTGGGGTTGGTGAAGCTTTTGAGGTCGATCTGCGCGCGCGCTTTGAGGTAGTCAATCCGCGCTTTCATCGGCACGTCGGTTTGCGGGTCTCGCCAGAAAATGGAAACCTCGGCATAACCGCCAGTGATGGCTTTGGCGACTTCGGGGATGCTTTCCAAAAGTTGGGCGCGGCCTTCGATGCGGTCGCCCCATTCTCTGGTGAGATACGCTTTGCCTTCGTTGGCGGCTTCGAAGTCGCGCACGATACCAAGCCACGTTTTAACGGTTGGGTCTGCGGTTTCGATGCGTTTGGACAACTCTTCAACTTTGCCGCTTTTGGGCAAGCCGAGTTCGCCGCACATATCCTTCAGCGCTTTCGAACCATCGATTGCGTTCGGATGGTCTGATTTGTCTGGCATGATGGCATATTCTGCGTCGAACACGTCGCGGCCTTCGAGAATGCGGGCGTGATATGCGCTGCCAATGGTCAAAGCTGCGGTGTCTTTGCGTTCGTGGTCGGGGTTCATTTTTGAGCCCTCCCAGAATGTTTCCGGGGCAACCAAAAGGTTTTTGATGCCAGATGCCGACAACGACGGATCGTTGAGGTAGTCGGCAAACGACATATCGAAGTAGACGCCGGGTTCTGTGATTTTCAGGGGCTCAGACATGACGCTCTCCACCAATCGGGTAAGCGTGGGCGCGCAGGGATTCGGCGACCAATGCGGCTTCGAGTTCTGCGGCTTCGGCGTTGGCGTAACAGAGTGCTGCGCAGGCAACATATTCCTCGCCTCTGATCGGGTCGGCCTTTGCCTTGATCAAGAAGTCCTCGGCGCTTTTGCGTTCCTGCTCGGCGGTGACTTTCAGTTCTGCGATGGTGGCGGTCATGGCGGTTGATCCTTAATCTGTAGATTTGCTGCACCATGAACGGGCGCACTTGGTTTCCTGAATAAATCTGCGAACCAATTTCAAGCCGAGACCGTGAGCGGTGATGTGTTGCGGGTTTTGGTGACGCCACCCGCTACGTTCGTGGTAAATCACGGGCGGCTCCCCTTCGCGCTTCAGTCTCAACACTTCATACGGACCCTTTGGCGGTTCTTGGGCGTAATCCTGACCGGCGGCCCAAGTGACAAAATCATCTAGTCGCGAGTTGTGCAGTAGCCCTCTGTCGCGCATGTCACAAACTCCCTTCAACACACGTTGCGGCTGGCGCGCACGGCTGGCGTTTCGGACATGGCGAGCATGCCCATGGCGGTGTTTTCGGTGCGTTTGCGGCGGCGGATGCGGTGCACGATGCACAGCACGGCGAGGACAACGGCGGCGGCGGCGAAGATTGCGAGGGCTTCCATGGCTTAGGCTCCTTCTTTCTGCTGCTGTGCTTTGTTGCTGATGGCGATCATTGCGGCGTCAATTCGTTCCTTTGTGGCGATCCTGCTCGCGACCGGCCCGCATTTAGGGCACGTGTACTTGCGCAGTTTCTGCCGTCCGCATTTAGGGCAACTCGCCATTGATCTGTCCTTCGTTTGGTCGGAAAACACCGCAGCGCGACCCTTCGCTAAACTCGGCCCCGTGGCCGTACCCCACCGGGTCAGTGCTGCGGCTTTTCCGCTTAATGAACTTGTTCATTAACCTGTTGAGCGAATGCGAAACAGGCTTGGCCGTCATGGCCCCCTCTGGGGTTTGAACTGAGCACAAGGGCCTAATCCATGACGGCGGGCGGGCGTCAGTCCTCCTTTACAGTTTTGGGTTTGTGTTCGATGACGTTTTGCATGGGAATGTCGAGCGCATGGTCGCCGAGAGAAGCCAGCATGTTGTTGCGGAGCGTCGCTTGCTTGGCCTTAACTTCACCGGCCTTAATCGCAATGATCGCCTGTTCTTCCAGTTGGCGAATTTTTTCAAATTCGGTGGTGTCCACCGTGCCCACAATCCAATGGCATTCCTTGTCACTTTCGAGATCAATTTCGATATCTGCTGCGACAACCTTGCAAACGGTCATGCCGTGGCGAGTGCCAGTTGGGACGATGACAAAATCATCAACCTTGATTTTAGGGTCCATGGTTTTGAAAACCGTCGCCCCGTTGGGCAGCTTGCCGCCCGACAAGTACGCCGGTTGGTACTTCATCTTCGTGGTGTCTTTGGTAAGGTCGATTTCTTCATACGTCACTGCGATGGCGCGAACGTCTTTGTTGATCAGAAAAATGGCGGTGCTGTAGTTGGTGCTCATGTTGAAATATTCCTCTCTCGGGTAAATGATTACTGTGGTGCTTGGCCGTCACTCTGCGGCCATAAAGGCGTGACGGGCTTCGGATGCGGTGGCTTTGAGGCCTTCGCGCACGTCGTCGGCGACGGCGTCTAGGGCGGCGGCGCTTCCGTCGCCGTCAACCAGCCAATAATTGATCGCCGCATTCAGGCCCCACGCCAGGGCCTTTTCCGCGTCGTTCATGGCGCGGCTTTCTGCGGTGCAGGTGCCGTGCTTGATGATCAGGTTTTCGGGGTCGGCGTCGATGTAGGGGAATTCGATGTCGGTTGCGTCGAGGACGTACAGGTGGTCGCCCCGGTTCTTGACCGTGAGCGTGCATGTGCCTTCGATCTCGCTGACCAGACGGCCATTGATGCGCAGCGGGTAGCAGAATGGGTATGTGACGTTCGTTTCCATGACGGGCTCCTGTGTCTCTCTGTGGGACATAATGTCCTATATCGAGGCGCAGGTCAAGGACAAAATGTCCCGTTTAGTTTTTCGGCGCATCAGGTAGCATTGGTGGTGGATTTTCTAACCATGGCGGGAGGGTGCTTTGCCAGTATGGGCTTGGTTTTTGATTGGTGGCGGGGTGAGTGTGGGGACCAGCATTCTAAAAATGGTCCAAACGCCTGCGCAGACGCTCGGAATCATCCAAAACGGCCACCCTATTCAGGGCTTGGCGGCGTCATTTGTCTTGGGAGCTGCTGTATATGGCACGATTCTTTGGGGGGTGTTCGGATGATGCGGGTTGTATTAATGATAGCCGCTGCATTCACGTTAACGGGGTGCAATCCAAAAAATGAAGTCGCATCATTGTTTTGGCCAGAGAGCCCTGCACCGTGGGAAACTGTTGACGCCTATTATTATCCTGATGCCGATCGTATGTGGGAACTTGAGCGCCTAGAAGGTTTCGCCACTGTGAGCGCCTGCAAGGTGTGGGCGTGGGATCAAGCTATGGTGCGCGGCGATACAATGATGAAACGCGGCGCTTATGAATGCGGGTTCGGTGCCTATGGCTACCTAGGACTAAAACCTATTTATCGCGTTGTGACACAATAGCTTAGCATTCTGTAAAAGCGGTTATCACGAGAATATGTATGTTTTGCGTCGTAAGCGCCGTTTGCAAAATGCGAATAATCGTCATTTGACAGCGAATATCACCATTAACAGCAATGAAATAACGAACGACCCGCCCGATAAAAAAGTGGTGGCGATCAGCCACGGCTGCATGCAACGTGTTGAATTGTCACGCTTTGTTGCTGAAATCAAATTTATGTTATCTCGCGTATTGCTCATTTGGTCCCCCCCATGCATCGTATCGCGTGCCCTGGCTAGGGTCCGGTACGGCTGGTTTAATCCAGACGGGCAGGTGAGATTGCCCGGCGTTGTGAGAGGGGAGGTAACCCTCTTTGCATCCCGTATCGGCTTTTCACGCAGTGGGTGCATAGCGGCATTATCGTTATGCGCAACTAAAGCGTCAATAGTCTTTTTTGCGTGCAATTTTAAGGAGGTATCGTTGGCGGTAAAGTGCGTGCTTAACCGCCGAATTTGACGCCGCGCACCACGTTGTCGATCGCCGCATGGGTGGCGGCCTTGACGCTTTGATCGTCCATGTCTGGGTTTTTTTGCTTGATCGACAAGAACGTCATGGCGACGCTCGAAACTAGCTTGGCGAATTCCGTGTGGACGAATTCAAATTCGTTTTCGTCGGCGATCAGCCAAGCCTCAACCACGGAGTCGTAGACCAGTTTTTCAACTTCATCGGTGGATAGGGGCGGTTCTGTTTGTGTGTGTGGCGCGAGGTTGGCGTCGGCGGCCTCGCCGGTCAGTAAATATCTCTCGCTAATTCCAACAGCCTCACAAAATGCAGAAATATAGCGGCTGGGGATTACGCCGCGATTTTCATACTTTGCATAGGTTTCTCTGGTAACGCCAATTTTGGCGGCGATCTCGGTCTGATTGGGGAAGCGTTTCTTTCGCGCTTCAACCGTGCGCGCCATGATCCCTTTTTCGTAATTGGTAAGGCTTTGTCCCATAAACATCATCGAACCCCTTCCGTGACACTTTGTCACGAGACAGTTTGTCCTTGACATAGGGGACAATATGTCCCAATGTCGCGACATGATGAGTTCATTTTCAGAGATCATAGACCTATGGCCGGATGCGGGTTCATTCGCACTCGACCTTAATGAAGCGCTTGGCACACCCGGCAAGGTTCGCCCCGAAGCGGTTCGCAAATGGAGCCAGAGGAACAAAATTCCTGATGGCTATTGGGCTGCCACTGTGAAGGCATCCCAAAAAAGGAAGTTTAAAGGCGTGTCCTTGAAAGTCCTTTCTGAATTGGCGCAACTTCGCGCCGCCTAATTGCCCGCTGACGTTGGCGCGTCAGCAGGGGCACTTAAGACATTTTTAAGAATTGAGTAAAGATTAAAGAATCATTGACCTATCCGTATTGTGGGTAAGTCAAATAAATACAAAATATAGTGTTTTTTTGATTGTGCAGATCGAAGCAACAGGGGGTTTAAATGAAGAATAAAATTCAGAATTTGCTAATTTCATCCTCCCCCCGAGGTGAAAGCCGGGCGCGCGGTGCGTCCGGTGCACGAAATGGTCGGGCGCTGCCCAGCACCGACCAGCACCGCCACAGTTTACGCCTCCACCAAGCGCCAACTGGGGCCGGTGGCGAGGGTGCGGATTGTTCCGTGCGTTCGCCCCGGCCCACTTCTTTTGTCCGTGTCGGTATGTCCGCCATGGCGGTGTCTTGGGGGAGGGTGTGATGGCTAGAAATATTTCATTCGCCAAAACAAAACAGCAAATCCGCGATCGGTCCAAAACCGTGACGCGCCGCTTTGGTTGGGCGTTCTTGAAGTCCGGCGACATTCTGTGCGGCGTTGAGAAGGGTATGGGGCTCAAGAAGGGCGAGCAGGTTGTGCGGTTGGCGATGATCGATGTCGTGAGCGTGCGCCGTGAGCGTGTGGACGCCATCACGCAAGGCGATGTGGTGCGCGAGGGCTTTCCCGATCTGACGCCAGACCAGTTCATTGATGACGTGCTGTTGAAAGGCGCGAAGGTTCCCAACGGCGAAGGTGGCCACAGGCCGGCGACCCGCGCCGATATTTGCACCCGGATTGAATTCGGCTATCTGCCTAAGTTTTGACGGGACGCCCATTCGCGACGTATCGCCCCAGGCCCCGGCCCGTTCATCGGGTGGCGGGGCCGAAGGGGTGAGAACACGTCGCATCTGCGGCCTCTCTTTTTTGCCTTTTTCCGGTCTTGTGTGTCGCCGCCGGAAAACCACAAGGGCTTGTAGGTGGCGCTAAATATAGATGTTGGAGGGCAACATGAGTGAAGACGTACAAAATGCGGGAGCCGAAGAGGTTTCCGAAGACACTATCATCAAGGCAGCCGATACGGTTGCTGGAAACCTTGCGACGTGGTTGATCGACCGCGTGCGGTTCCTGGATAAGACTTGGGAGCAAATGACCCAAGAAGAACAGGAAGGGTGGATCGATGCCGCACGCGAAAAGGCAAGAGGCGTAGCGCGCCAAACGGTGAGCACGATTGCCTCAGATGGCCGCAAGGTCATCTATGCGACGTTGGGGGACGCCAAAGTGCCCGCCGACACCATCAAGCCGATTGAATTCAAGGTGACGATTCCGCGCACCGATGAGCAGCGCCATACCGCCATGGATCATGTCGGTGGTCGGGTATTGTTGGTTGTGGCTGATGCTGAGGCTTACATGGGCGGTGACGTGCCCGAAGCGGACCCCGACCAGCCGGGCTTGATGGATGACGTCAGCGTCATGGACGGCGGCCAGGGGTTCGGTGCTGACGAACAACCGCAGGCGGCGGAGTAAGTCATGGATGCGCCGCTTTCCGCTTCTGGCTCCAATACTCCCCCCCGTATGGGATGGGGAGACCGCTTACCCCAGCCAGGAGCGGGGGCGGCGTTCCTTGTCGTTCATGGTGAGTGCGCGTCAAAAGCCAATTCTCGCCAACCCGCGCCGCGCAAAAGCAACGCCGGAAAGCCATTCGTGGCCTTCATAAAAAGCCCCAAGGCGCTGGCGTTCGTGGATGCCGTCAAGGCTCAAGTGCGCCCTTTGGCCAGGCCTTTGGTCGGAGAATTGACGGCCTACATTCAGATTTTTTACGCCAACCAGCGCCCGGATCTGGACGAGAGCCTAGTGCTCGACGCTCTCCAGGGCTTGGTTTACGCCAACGACCGACAGGTGCGCACGCGCATCGTCGATCATGGCATCGACAAGGAAAACCCCCGGGTGGAAATCGCCATAGAGCCTAGGTACGGGAGGTTACTGTGATGCTGTATCCGCATTCTTTGGACGAATTGAACAGCCTGTTCACGCCGATCAAGCCGCGTCGATCGTGGTTCGAGTGCATCCGCGACGGCTGGCGCGCGATCGTCAAGCGCTGGCGCAACCGCAAAACGAGGGCTTTGTCATGAACGCACCAAACGGGCAACCGATAGCCGAGCTTTGGCAAGACCATGCGCGCGTGCTGGCCTTAAAGATGGATCAACGCAAGCACCTTGAAAAGATACGCCGCCAGCACAAGCGCGGCATTGCTGAGCAAGAGTGCGAACTGGTCAAGGTCACGTCGTGGGTGCTGCTGTCGGAATTCGACGTGATGGCGTCCATCATTGCCGTAGCTGAATGGAAAACACGCGAAGAGCGCGAGAGAGAGAATGCGGCGCAGCAAAGGAACGCCCGCTCTTACCGGAATGGTCGTGCGCAACTCTTGTTTTCAGACCAATCATTGATCGAAGCGAGGGGTGCGTGATGGGGCAAAACACCTCAACCGCCGTGATGAGCAAGCGCATCATGCCAAAGGATGGGCTTGATTTTGTGCCGACCCAACCGTGGGGCATGCGGGCCGTGATCGAATACATCGGCAAGGGCGGCAAAGGCATGGGCCTGTTCCATCCAGACGATATCGTATGGGAACCAACATGCGGTGTTGGGCATCTGGTCGGGCCGCTCAAAGAATTCTTCAACACCGTGCATGCAAGCGACATTTTCGATTATGGCATGGGGTTTGATACGCATGATTTTCTCAATGCTGACGGTTTAGGTTTGGCGGATCCGGAGCCATACGGCCCCGTTGATTGGGTGGTGACAAACCCACCGTTCAAGGACATTGAGCAGTTTTTCCGCGCCGCCATCAACATTGCCCGTATCGGGGTGGTGTTCTTCGCCCGAATTCAGATGCAAGAGGGCATCAGCCGTCACAATCATCTGTGGACGCCGCACCAAGCGCACGTTGTATGGGCGCAATTCGTTGAGCGCTTGCCGATGTTTGCGGGGCGCGTTGACGAAAGCGGTGGCAGTGCCACCGCTTATGGTGTGTTCGTGATGGATAAGCGGCGCGTGTTCGGTGGGCTGATGCCGGGCAACCTTGTGCATTTTCCCGTTGTCCTCATACCACAGTGCCGCAAGCGCCTGGAGCGTCCCGAAGACTACGACGGACCCTATGGCCGCGATTGGGTGGACCCGAACGCGGAGCGCGTCGTCTGCGGCGATCAATTGGGGTTGGAGGTGGGGCCATGAGCAATGTGTCGGATATGCCGATGTGGAAGGTTGGGGCAACAGCCCATGAACGGCTTGCCGAGATATGCAGGTCGGCTGAATTGCGCCCGCAAACCTATCAAAAGGTCGTTGTCGTTTATTGCGGTGACAAAGGCGTGAACTGGGTCAGCGCGGATTGTAGCGGGCCTGAATCGGCCACCTTGTTGTCGATTGCAGTACGTCATGCCGTGCGTTGCGCCGAACAGGATTGGGACGAGGGGGCGGATCATGAACAAGCGCCAGCGTGAACGCAAACAGGCTTGGCTTGAGTTCCTGATCGGGGTGGCGTTGACCGGCGTCGTCGCCGCCTACGCCGCTGTTTCGATTGTGCTGAAGACGTGCTGCAAGGTTGTGGTGCCATGACAAACAAACATTCAAGAGAGGTGCCCCATGGCACGCATTCGAACCATTAAACCTGAATTTTTCAGGCACGAAGAGTTGCAGGATCTGGAGCGCGACAAGCCCGGCCTGCACATCATGCTGGTGTTTGCCGGGCTGTTCGGTCATTGCGACAAAAACGGCGTTTTTGCGTACAAGCCGCGGATGTTGAAGCTCGACATTTTGCCGTTCCTCGATTTCGACATGGCCGCAACGCTGGCCGCACTGGTCGATCACGGATTCGTGCAACCGTTTGAAGACAATGAAAAATCTTGGGGGTTCATCCCAACATTTACCGAGCATCAACGGTTGCAAACGAAAGAATTGAACGCACCCACGAAGTACCCGGAACCACCCAAACCCAAAGAGGGACGCACCGGGGACGTACCGGGGACGCACCCGGAACCACAGGAAGGGAAGGGAAGGGAAGAGGAAGGGAACGTGGAAGGGAACGGACAAGGGAACCCGGAAGTGTCCCCGGACGCTGAACCCGATCTGACGTCTGAGGCGGCGGAACGGTTCAATGCCTTGGCGAAGGATTTAAGCGTTCCCTTGGTGCAAAAGCTTACCGCATCGCGTCGCGCCGCATTGCGCGCGCGGATTAAAGATTGCGGCGGACTGGACGGCTGGGACATTGCCCTGGGCAAGGTGCGGGAAAGCCCGTTCTTGTCCGGCCAGAAAACAGATTTTCGCATCACGTTCGATTGGCTGGTGAAGGCCGCGAACTTCGTCAAGGTCATGGAAGGCAATTACGACCGGGACGACCGCAAACCGCCGCCCGATGACGGGGGTGGGTTCGCCGGTCAATTGGCGCAAGGTCACGGGGGTACGTCATGAGCACGGCCATTGCAAAACGATCCTGCCATGTCACCGTCGCGCCGGACTTGCGCGATCGACTGGACCCTGATTTGGCCGAGGCGGTTAAGTCGCACGTCGATTTCCGGTTGGGCGGCAACATTGCAGAGCCAGACGGAAAGGGAGGTGACGTCGTACTGTTCGGCCCCGCGGAAAGTTTCGAGACGTGGCGCTTGCCCGCGCTGATCGACGCGGATACCAAACAGCGCGCAGCGCTCGCGTTTCAAAATTTGCGCGCCGAGCTTGCGCCGCCGTCTATCGCCACGTTGAAAGATTGGATTTCGGGGCTTGGGACGCTCTGCGCGACGCGCCCCGATGTGGCGAAAAACTCACAAATCATCACCGCGGTGTACGCCAAGCAATTGTTGGTCTTGAACTTGCCCGAGGCGTGTTTCACCGAGCAAACGCTGTCCGATGCGACGGTCCATTTTACGTGGTTCCCGTCCTTTGGCGAACTGCGGGTGTTCTTGTTGGGCGTCGCCGCGCCAATGCGCAAGACGCTGGAACGGTTGAAGGCCATTCGCGACGCCGACGAGCGCGACCTGCGTGGCACGTTCGATTATCACACCCGCGAAGAACGCGCCGCGTTTTGGGAGGCAGACCGTAAGCGCCGCCTGGACGAAGCCAACAAACGTTACGGCGTCGATCCCGACAAGCTCAACGCCATGAGCAAAGACGAAGCCCTGAAAGCGGCATACCTCAAAGCGGGTGTGCCTTATCCGGGGGCTGAGGAAGCCTCTGCGGTGAAACTGGCGGCGGCGGGGATGAGCAATGGACACGACAAGGAAGGGAGAAATTAGACATGGCGATTGCATGTGTGGATCTAGCAACGAGCAAGCAGGACTTGCTGGATATGGCCCATGAATGCGGGTTCAGCGACCCTGAACAATTTGCCGAGAACACGTGGGCGTTTTTGCAAGAGGTGCGTAAGGCTGAGTTTCTGCCCGGGGGGGGGCGTGAACAGCTTCGCGCTCTTGGCGTCGTGCGTCACGGTGGCCGTAATTTGTTGGAGGATTGAGGGGTGGTAAAGGCAACACCATACGCCGATCAGGCCGCGAGACTGCGAAGCAAAGGGCACTATTTTGCGGCGCTTATGTTGGAACGGTCGAGTGGGGAAGAACGGTTCTTTTACACGATGCTTGGGAAATACGGATACGCGAGCGCTTGCGGCGCGCCAGCTATGCGATTTGACGACATAACAGGGTCCTGCGACAGATGGGCGATTGCGGACCAAAAAGGCGACATTTCGCCGGATTGGGAGGGGTGATGTCCAGTCTTAACGCCAAGGAACTGCATTTCGTCCGCGAATATTTGGTGGACAAAAACGCCACCCGTTCCGCCAAGGCTGCTGGCTTTGCCGTTTCGACGGCGGAAAAGAAAGCGCCCATGTGGGTAGCGGAAAGTAGGGCTAAAAGCACTAAGCCTCATGTTTGGGATGCGGTGCAGGAAGGCATGAAAGCCTTGGTGGAAAAGGTCGATGTGAGAGCCGAGGCGGTGTTGCGCGAGTACATGAACATCGGGTTTGCCAACGTCGGCATGATCGCGTCATGGGAAGGTTCCAGCGTGACCTTGAAGGATTCCGAAAAGCTGTCCGAGCAAGCCATGCAAGCGGTTAGCGAAGTGTCTCAAGGCCGGTTTGGCGTCAAGGTCAAGATGCATTCCAAGACCGCCGCGCTGGACGCGCTGGCCAAGCATACGGGCATCCTCAAGAACGACGGTGTGAGCGTGAATGCGGTGTTTGACTTCAACCTGACCGGGGAGCCCGACGATGGCGGCTGAACATCGTTTGAGGTATCGCCCGCAAGGGGATGCGCTGCGCCGCTTCCATATGTCAACGGCGCTGGTGCGTTTGATATTTGGGCCTTTCGGATCTGCCAAAACAACCGGATGTATGACGGAATTGTACCGCCGGGCGCGTGAGCAAAAACCCGATAAGCAAGGTGTGCGCCGCACCCGTTGGGCTGTGGTGCGGTCTACATATCCAGAACTTGAAACCACCACAATCAAGTCATGGCGCGCCCTTTTTGACCGCCCCGAAGGCATTCTCGGTAAGTTTCGTCAAGGTCACCCGCCGGATCACTTCTTGCAGTTCACCATGAACGACGGCACCAGCGTAGAAGCTGAGTTCATCTTTCTGGCCATGGACCGCGAGGATGATGTGGACAAGCTGTTGTCGCTGGAGCTGACGGGGATTTATTACAACGAACTGTCGGAACTGCCGCGCGTTGTCGTTACCGTGGGCATTGGGCGCATTGGGCGCTATCCGGCCATGCGCGATGGCGGGCCAACGTGGTACGGCATCGTCGGCGACACCAACGGCATGCCCGAGGATCATTGGTTCTATGACGTTGCCGAGAAAGAAACGCCGCAAAATTGGGAAGTGTTTCGCCAGCCGGGCGCTGTGGTGCGGGTTGGCAACAGTTGGGAGTTAAACCCCCAGGCGGAAAACCTCAAGAACCTGCCGGTTGATTATTACGCCAACATGCTGACGTCGTTCACCGACGAAGAAATCACGGTCTATATGGCGTGTGGTTATGCCTTGGTGAAGTCTGGAAAACCGATTTGGGCTGGGTTTAACGATACCCTGCATGTGGCCGATATTGATCCTGTGCCGGGCATCCCGGTATCGATGGGCGCGGATTGGGGGCTGACGCCTGCGGCGGTGATGGGGCAGGTGCTGCCCAATGGTACGGCCATCATCTTTGACGAAGTTGTTACCGAAGACGCCGACGCCAAAGATCTGGCGCACCTGATCAACCACAAAATGGCCAACGAATACCCGGATTTCGAATTGGACACTTCGCGTATGACGGGGGACCCGTCCGGGGTTACGCGGATGCAAACGGACAAATCGCAAAATGTCTTTGCCATTATGCAGGCCGAGGGGTTGCCGTTCCGACCAGCCAGCACCAACGATTGGGATGTGCGGGTGTCGGCCATTTCGCAGCCTTTGGCCAAGCTGGTCGGGGGCAAGCCGCAATTGATGATAGGGCGGCGCTGCACCTATCTGCGGGGCGGCATGGCCGGACGTTATGCCTATCGCAAGATGCCATCGATCGGTGAAGCAAAATACGCAGAGAAGCCGGATAAGAACATCTATTCCCACGTTTGCGAGGCCGAACAGTATTGGGGGCTGGGCGTCGGGTTTGGGCGCAAAGCGACGCGCAAAACAGCCACGCCTCAGCCGACCCAAGCCAACACAGATTTTGAGGTGATGGGATGATCAACATGGGCAACGGGATTGGCGAGGCGTGGTTGGTGGTGTTTTCGGATCCGGAGCCGATCTTGGCCGATGATTGGCGGCGGGTGAAACTGCGCGACCGGGTTTTGTATCGGTTGTTGGGGCTGCTCAAGCCTGGGTTTCGCCATGTGTGGGCGATGCGGCGGGCGGAAAACTTTAACGGTTGGGTGGTGCTCAACGTGGGGTCCGGCGGGGTGGCGCTGTTTGAGGTGCGCGACGGATCGCCGGTGGATATTCCCGGTGCGTTGGGCGATGGGCCGTTGGCGGGGCGGCATTTCGTCGATTATCACGACCTGATGATGGCCATGGATGACGCCGGGCTGGCGCACATTGTCGTCGCCCCGGTTCAGCCTGGGCAGCATTGGCGCTTTCGCGGGCTGTTCACGTGCGTGTCGGCGGTCAAGCATGTGCTGGGCATTCAAGCGCCGTGGGTATGGACGCCGTGGTCACTGCACAAGCATTTGAGCAAAGCGCACGACGCGGCGAAGAGGGGCGGCGATGGCTGACGAGAAAAGCCCAAACGCCATTCGCATGCGACGCTACAGGCAACGCCAACGTGACGGCGTGCAAGTGGTCACGGTTGAGGTCAATCAAGACATGATCGAAACCTTGCTCATCACCCGCCAACTGGACCGCGACGTGGCGGGCGACCCGCAAGCGATTTCGCAGGCCATTAAGCGGCTGATGAAAAAAGCGTAACGCATTTCTTAAAATCAGCGCCCCGGCCCCCACACTTGCGAACATCCGATACTTTTGATCGCAAGGGTGCATTCATGGGCAGCATTTTGGGCGGCGGGGCACCGGAGCCCCAACAACCCGACACAAGCTATCTCGACGCGCAGCGTGAGCAGGCCGACGCGGACCGCGCCAAGCTGGAGCGTGAGAACGCGGCCAAGCGGCGCAACGTTAAAGCCAGACGCTCTGGTCGTTCTTCGTTGTTGTTTGCTGACGCGCGTGGCGTGACGCCGGAAACGGCCAACGCAGCCGGTCTCAAATCGACGTTGGGGGCTTAAGCGCCATGGCCGCCAATCATCCCATTTTGAAGCGGTTCAAGAAAGCGCACGCCAAACGGCGCTTGTGGGACCCTATGCTGGCGGATGCCTACGCTTATTGCCTGCCCAATTACGGCGCGGTTTCGGCGCGAACGGGGCAAACCAAAAACGACAACCAACGCGGTGAAAAGCGGGGGTTGGAGGTGTTTGACGGCACCGGCGGCGAAGCGTTGGAAGATCGCGCAGCGTACACCGTCGATGCGTTGTTCCCCGATTCCGAAGCCTGGGTTGGGGCGCAAGCTGACCTTGAGCAGATCTACGACAAAGCGTTTGCCGATTATGCCAAAGACGCGTTCGATACGGTGCAATCGGCGTTCGACAATTCCAATTTCATGGCCGAAATCGTTACCGCGATGCGCGAGGCCTATATTTCCGTCGGCACCATCACGTTCGATTTCGGCACCACGCAAAACCCGTTCAATCTGGAAGCGTTGCCCATTGGCCAAGTGACGCCGGAAGATTCATACGACGGCATCATTCGCACCAATTTTCGCAAGTTCGAAATCCCGGTCAGCGACATCACCGCCAAATGGCCGGGTGCAAAAGTGCCGCAGACCTTGACGGATAAAGGTGCCGACAAGCCAGTCAAGATTATCGAGGCGGAAATCTTCGATCACGCCAGCGCCAAGGCGACTTACACGGTGTTGGTTGAAACCGATGGCGCGGTGTTGTTCGAACGTGTTGACGAGGTGGGGCGCACGATCCCGTTTCGCACCGACAAAGCGCCTGGTGAAACCATGGGCCGTGGCCCTGTTTTGGCGGCGATGCCCGACATCAAGGTGGCCAACAAAACCGACGAGCTGACGCTGAAAAATGCGTCTATCGCGGTGACGGGTATCTGGCAAGCCGACGATGACGGTGTGCTGAACCCGGCCAACATCAAGTTGGTGCCGGGTGCGATCATTCCCAAGGCCATGGGCTCCACGGGCTTGACGCCATTGGCGGCACCTGGGCGTTTCGATGTGGCGCAATTGATGACGGAAGATCGCCGCAAACGCATTCGCCGCAAGATTTTTGGCCAAGATTTACCGCCGATTGAAGACGCCGGACAATCCACCGCGTTTGAAATTGGCGAACGGGTACGCGCGTTCGAAACCATCGAAGGCCCGCACCTGCGCCGATTGATTCCGGAGCTGTTTATGCGCTTGGTCAAGCGGGGGCTGTACATCCTGATGCACCCGAGCATGGCCGGGTCGCGCTATCACCTGCGCCCGTTTGGCGATCTGGATGCAAGCGCCACCCTGGACGCGTTGATGGATGCGTTGGAAGGCCCTGATGAGGCGGTCAAGCGCAAGCGCAAAGATGCCCAAGCGGACGCGGCGGTCGCTGCTGCCGTGCAATTGCTGGGCGAAGGCGTTTCCGACGTTGTGGACATCAAGGCATACCTGCGCCGTCGCCTGGAACGCGAGGGCGTGGCCAAGGACCTGATCGTCGATGAGAAGGCCGCCCAAGCGAACGCGGAACAAAACCAAATGATGCAAATGGCCGCGATGGCCATGCAAGGCGGGGGAGGGGGTGCCAACGATAACGCCACCGCACCACCCGATTTGTCGGCGGGGATGATGGGATGAGTGACGGCCTCAACACCACCGATTTGAACGAAATGAAGCCGGTCTATCGCCGCGTGTTCATGACCGAAGACGGGGCGGCGGTTCTTAAGCACCTGCGCCACATCACCATCGAACGCGTGCCGTTGGGCACGGACGCCACAGAAGCGCAGCTGCGCACGCTGGAGGCGCAACGCGCGCTTGTTCGCGCAATTGAAAACAATGCGAAACCGGAGGGCTAACCCCATGACCAACACAGAACCCCTGATCGACCCGACCGCCACCCCCGCACCTGATCCAGCACCGGACCCGAGCCCCGAGCCCGCGCCGACGCCAGATCCAGCCCCGCAGCCGGACCCTGCGCCCGAGCCCGCACCTGACCCTGCACAGGAACCGGCAGACGAGCCGCCTTTGGGCACCATCAAGATTGGCGACGCTGACGTTGAGGTCGGCGAGGACGTGGCCAAGCACGTTGCTGAACTGCAAAAGCAAGTCGATGACGCGGGTGCGTCGCATGTGCCGGAAGATGGCTATGCGTTGAACGTGCCGGAAGCGCTGGCCGATAAAGTCAAACCCGACGCGGACGACCCGCGCGTGGCCAAGCTGTTCGAAATCGCCAAGGACAAAAACTGGGGCCAAGACACCGTCGATGCCTTGGTGGCGATGGAATGCGAAAACATCCTGGCCGGGCACGTCGCCGACGCCCAGGCCAAGAATGACGAAACCGCAAAGCTGGTCAAGGCGTTCGACCCCGAAGGCGTGCTGGGTGAAGAGGGCGCGTTGAAAAAGGCCCAAGAGGTCGGCAATTGGGCGGTCAACGTGCTGGCCGACGCCATCAAAGCCAACCCCGGCATCAGCGAAGAAATTACATTTTCAACCACCACGGCGAACGGCATTGCGATGCTTCAGGCGTTTCAGAACGCCACGCGTGTGGGTGCCGGACCGCGGCCCTCTGAGGCCAGCGACGCCCCCAACCCGTGGGCACAAGACACATTCAATTTGACGGCGCAAGGCGACATCGTTCGGGACAACCCCGAGCTGGCCGCTGCCCTCAAAGAACAGGCCGCGTCGGCCTGATCGCAACGCCTTACATAGGAATTAGGAGACCTAAATCATGGCTGAGGTTCGCATTTCTGATGTTGTCGAACCGACAACGTTTACCGATTACGTCGTTGAGCGCTCGACGGAAACGAACGCTTTTTATCAATCCGGCGTCATCACGTCGCATCCCGATATCACCCGCCTGGCCCAAGCCGGTGGCAGCGTTATCGACGTTCCGTTTTGGACTGATTTGGCCGATGACGAAGCCAACATCAGTTCCGACGACCCCGCCGTAAAATCCACGCCGGGGAACATCACCAGCGGGCAAGACCGGGCGGTTCAGCACTTCTTGAACAATTCCTGGTCGTCCATGGACTTGACGGCCAACCTGACCGGAAAAGGTGCCAACACCGACCCCATGAAAGTGATGGGTGATTTGGTGGCCGAGTACTGGAATCGCCAAAAACAGCGCAAGCTGATCGCCTCTTTGACCGGTCTTATCGCTGACAACGTTGCCAATGATTCGGGCGATATGGTGGTGAACATTGCCACCGACGACCTTGCCGCGCCTGCAGCGGCGGAACTGATCAGCGGCACTGCGGCGATCAACGCCATGCAAACCATGGGTGATGCCTCCGGCGGGCTGTCCATGATCGCCATGCATTCCGTGGTTCATGCGTCGCTTTTGAAACAAGATCTGATCACCACCGAAAAGACCTCGGACGGCAGTTCAACCATCCAGAAGTACATCGACAAACGCGTCGTCGTTGATGATGCGCTGCCTGCTGTTGTTGGCACAAACCGCATCACCTACACCACGTTCTTGCTGGGTCAAGGCTCTGTCGCCTATGCCGACGGCATGCCGAAAACACCGACGGCGGTTGAACGCGACGAAGCCGCTGGCGCTGGCAGCGGTCAAGAAACGCTGTTCTCACGCATGAACTTCGTCATGCATCCACGCGGTATTGCGTTTTCGTCTACGTCGATGGCGGGCAAGAGCCCAACCAACGCGGAACTGGCGCTTGCCGCCAACTGGAACCGTGTCGTGGACCGCAAGAAAATCCGCATCGTGGCGCTTCAGACCAACGGCTAAGGCGAGAACGCCTTAAGCCGTTCGATTGGGGTGGTGGGATCGGATGCCCTCCACCCGCCGCCCCGGTCACGGCGCTCATTACGGCTCAACGACATTCAAGGACAAAGGACTCCGATATGTCTGAATTTACCCAAGATCAATTGGACGCGGTGCGTGAGGCGGCGAAAGGTTTGAACCCTGCCGACGACGCGCACTGGAACAAAGACGGACACCCGAGCTGCAACGTTTTGAAAGAAACGTGCGGCTTTGTCGTCACGAAACAGATGGTTGCGGCGGCTGGCATTGCCAATCGACTTCCCGACCCTGTGCCGGAACCGGAAGCCCCGCAAGAGCCACCGCGTCAAGCCACCTTGGCCCAATGCAACGCTATGGCGCTCAAGACCGAGAAGGCCTTGAAAGCGCAGGCGCAGAAGGATGCCGCGGTTAAGGCTGCGGCGTTTCTGAACGACAACACCTGATCGGAAACGAAGGGCGCGCGTTATGCTGAGTGACATTGAAGCCAGCTCAAAAGCCTTGTTGAAGCTTGGGCTTAACGCCATTCAGAGCTTTGACGAAGGCACCGCAGAAGCTGAAATCGCGGCGGGACTGTACCCGTCGGTGCGCGACGCCCTTCTTTCTGCGCACCCGTGGTCGTTTTCAACTGGTCAAATCACGTTGACGCGCCTTACGGCGGCCCCAGTGGCTGATTTTGAATACGCCTATCAATTGCCGCCCGATTTTTTGCGCGCCATTTCATTGGGCCGTTCTGAAAACGTGGGACGCGGGGCGGAATATCGCATTCTTGAACGACGCATTCACACCAATGCAGATCCGGCGGTGCTGTCGTACATCTTTCGCGCCGACGAGGCCACGACACCACCGTTTTTCGATGATGTTTTGGTCACGAAACTGGCCGCTGAGTTTTGCGCGCCATTGACGGAAAGCAACTCACGCACCGATGCGCTGTTGGCTTATGCGGAAAAAGGATTGTCGCGCGCGCGCTTGATCGATAGCCAGCAACAAACGCCGGTGAAGTTCGAAGACTTCACCTTGATCGATGCGAGGTTGAGCTGATGGCGCAACGTGTCGCAAAACAAACCTACAGTTTAGGCGCTGGTCTATTGGGCGATTCGTTGGAAGCGCGTAAGGATCTCAAGCGCTATTACGACGGTGCGTTAGAGGCCCGCAACTTCACATCGTTGAGCCATGGCGGCATGAAACGGCGCGGTGGGTTGCGGTTCGGCTGTGCGTTCGATGCCGCCAGCACGGGCGCGGAAATCGCCCGGTTCGAATTCAACAAAGAACAGGTCTATTTGATCGGTTTCACCAACAATCTGTTGACCGTGTTCATGGATTGGCAACAGCAAACCGCCATCGTTGCCCCGTGGATCAGCACTGACCTTTCGGGATTGGATTTCACCCAACAGCTCGACACCATGCTGGTCGCACACGCCGCCACGCAAACCCAGAAATTGGAGCGTCAAGGAGACCACACGTCTTGGGCGCTGAGCGCATTGAGTTTCACCAACATGCCGACCTATCGGTTTGGCGCGGTGACGACGGGCACGGGCACGCCGACCGCCGCCACGGGATCGACAACGTTTACGGCTGTAGACGATGAATTCACATTTCCAGGCACCGCCGACGTGGGCAAGTGGATCGTTGGCAATCAAGGTAAGGCCGTGATCACCGCCGTGACGTCGGCAAAGTTGGTGAATATCGACGTTAAGCAGGATTTCAAAGACACGAGCGCCATTGAAGCTGGGGACTGGTCAATTGAAGAGAACGTGTGGTCTGATGCCCGCGGCTGGCCCGCGTCCATCGACTTTTACCAGGGCCGCACCATGGCAGGCGGGTCTAGCACGTTGTTGGACAAGGTATGGGGGTCGAGGTCGGGGAAGTTTTTCGATTTCAAGAACACCTGGGAAGCGCTGGACGACGAAAGCCTGGACGCGACCTTGACCCACGGCAATCAAGTAAATCAAGTCAAGCGCGTGTCGGCGATGCAATCGCTGTTTGCGTTCACAACAGGCGGCCTATTCGCGGTCAATGAAAGCTCCCTGACGCCGTCTAATTTTTTGCCGGTGAAAAATTCTGCCGTTCCCAGCGCATCGTTGCCGCCGATTGAGCTGGAGGAAACGGTGGCGTTTGTTGGTGCTGACGAAAGCGGCACGGCGACCGGATTGTATCAATTGGTCGTCGATGCGAATTCGAACGCAACGCGTTACGTGGCCGAAAACTTGAGCTTGCTGTGTCCGCATGTGATGACCGGACCAAACGGAATCGCCACGCGCAAAGGCGCGACCCCGGCGGGCGCGCAGCACGTGTTCATCAGCAATGACGATGGCACGGCGGCGGTGCTGCATTCCAGGCGGTCACAAAACATGCTGGCGTGGACATGGTGGGATAGCCCCGGAAATTCGGGCACCGATAAGCTGCAACGCCCTGCGGTGGTTGGCGGGACGGTGGCATTCTTGGTCGAACGCACCATCGGTGGGGTGAAAAAGTATTTTATCGAATATCTCGACGACGACGCATTTTTTGATAGCTCCGTCAAGCAAACGGACGCCGTGGCAAAGTCTGCATGGGCGGGGTTCGGACATCTTGAAGGCGAGACGCTCAAGGTGTGGGCCGACGGCGCGTTGCGCGACGACGCCGTGGTCACGGGTGGCGTCGTCACTGTGATGGATGGCGGCACCGCGATAGACGTCACGGAGATGGAGGCCGGCATGGCGCTTGATTGGGCGCTGGAGCCGATGCCGCCGGTGTTGGGCGAAGGCATGGACAATGCGCCTTATCGCATTTTCAAGGCCGATATTCGCATGCGTGGTGCATATGAAATTGCGGTCAATGGCCGAAGTGTGGCGCTCCGGCGCATGGGTTCCGTGACGCTGAACAGTGCGCCTGAACCGTTTGCAGGCGTCAAAACCATACGTTTCTTAGGTCGGTCACGCGGCGAGACAAAGGCCGCAACCGTGAGCATGACGGGGCAATTGCCGATTACCATCGAGTCCATAGCAACCCATGTGGCGATGTAAGGGAGTTTAGGAAATGGGCGGAAAGGTTGGAAAAATTCTTCCATTGGTGGCGTTAGCCGCCGCCCCATGGGCTATTCCTGCTATGGCGGGGGCTGTGGGTGTCGGCGCTAGTGCTGGCGCGGCGGGTGGGTCGGCGCTGTTTGGCAGCTCAAGCGTGGCCGGTATTGCGTCCGCGACAACGGCATCGAACGCGGCGGCGGGCGGTCTTTTTTCATCGCTTGCAAGTGGGTGGTCGGGGATGTCCACCATGTCAAAGTTCGGCGTGGGCATGCAGGGGCTATCGACCGTCGGTGGCTTATTCGGTGCAGGTGCCGCAGCTGACCAGCAAGATGCCATGCTGGCGATGCAAGAGGGACAAAACAAGCTCCAGAACGCCAACGATGGACTGGACCTTTCCCAACGCTCGCTAAACGCCGAGAACCGCTTGAAGCAAACGTTGGCGGCCATGACCGTACGCGCAAACGCGTTCGGTGCTGACCTGTCGTCGGGCTCAAGCGCGAACCTTATGGATGCGGGGTATTACGACGCTAAAGACGAATTGGGCCTTTATGACAGTCGGCGCAAAATGTTGGATCAAGGCGGGCGAACGGTTGAACAAACCTACGACTATAAACGCCGTGCAGTGGGGCGCAAGCGATCCGGGGCGATGGTTGGGAGCTTGCTTGACTTAGGCGTCGGCACAGCGAGCACGTTTGACCGATACGGTAGTGTGGGGAGGGCTTAAGGGATGGTCACACGCACCACCAACCGCGCACCATCGGCCCCGCGCTTTAACCGCAGTGCGCGCACCATCGGTGATTTGGGTGCCATGGGGCCGTCTTTTGCGTCCGTCGGCGCAAGCGGTGGCGTTGCTGATGTGACGTTTGAAGCCATTGGACGCTTAGGCACGGCTCTGGTCGATCAAGACATTAAAAACCAAGTCGAGAGCGTCACCCAAAAAGCTACACAGGCCGGGCAAGTTGAGGCCGCCCGCGCGTTTGTCGCGAATGATGCGGTGAAACTGCGCGCAGACGAAACCGTGGCGGCGGCAGCGTTCAATAGGTCTTTGCAAACTGGTTATCTGGAAGAATTAGACTTGGGTCTGCGCCAACGCACGGCGGAACTGGTTCGCGAACATGGCGCTGACCCTGAAGCCTTCGCCAAGGCTTACGGCGATGAAGTGGCAGCCATGCGCGCCAACCTGCCGCATTCGTGGCAACCTGCTTTTGACCGGGCGACACAACGCAAAGGTATGGAGGTGATGGATAAGGTCACAGCCAAGGCTTTGTCCAATGCAGCCAACGAAGCCAACGCCACCCATATGCAAGCGTCCGACACGTACATGGCCGAGATGGCCGATGCCTTGCGCCGGGGCGACGTTGAAACTGCGCAAGGAAGCCAAGCCCAAGCATTAGCGTCGATCGATGCGCGTACAGATTTAAGCCCGCAAGCCAAAGTGAAAACCGCAGCCATCGTGGAACGGGAATGGCAACGCCACAGCGTTCTTGGTGAATTTGACGGCGCGCTGGCCGAAGGCCCTGAGTCCGCTGCCGCATTTATTTCTGTGTTTGAGCAATCAGACGCCATTAAAGACCCGGATGCACGAGCCCGCGTGGCGGGTGAAATGTCCGCCAAGTTGCGCGACGTGCTCAATGAGCAAAACGCGCAAATCAAGGAACGCGACGCGGGGCAAAAAAGCACCAACGCGGTGAACATCTCAAGTCTGGAAATCAACGTGTCACGCGGGCAAGCCGGTCACGCCGACATTGAAGAGGCTGACCGAAACGGCTTGTTCGAATTCGACACCAAAGCCCGGACCAGGATCTATAAAGCGGCTGATGCGAAGGCGAAAAAACGCCAAGACGATGCGGACCTTGTGGTGATGGGGGCGGCTTTCGTCACTGGTGAAGCCGTAGCCGACGCCAAGAACCCCGAACACATCAAGGCGGCGGACGCACAATTTCAATCCGCTGTCGCTCCGACCATTCAGGGCCAAGATGCAAGCACGATTGCTGCGAATGTTTCCAGTTTCATCGCGTCAACTGGCGTCATCCCCACCAAAGTTAAAGGCACGCTGCGCGCGCACCTGTCTGGTGGAAACCCAGAGCAAATCGCCATGTCCGCAGACATAGTGGCGCGTATCGAGGAAACACGCCCCAAGGCCCTGGACGTCTTCGCTCGCGGCGATCTGGCGTTGGCGCAAAAGGTCAACAAATTGGTGCGCGCGGGTGTTACGCCAGAGGATGCCGTGACCCGTGCGCGAGAGGCCATCGACCCCACCAATGAGGTGGTGCGTGTGGCGCGTAAGGCGGAACGCAAAACAGAAAAATATTCCGATAGCTACGGCGATTGGATTGAAAACGCGGTCAACCCCACGGGGTTTTTGGACTTTGTGCCGTTCGGCCCCAGCAACGACGTGAGCCTGGACGACACGCGCGGTGCATCGTTACAGGCCCAAGCAGAATTCGGCGCGCTGTTCGAAGATTGGCACGACCGAACCGGTGACAAAGATATCGCCAAAGCCAATGCGTTGCGCGAGTTTTCCCGCACGTGGGGGGCAAGCGCCGTCAATGGCGAGTTGAATTTGATGAAATACCCGCCGGAAGCCTATTACGGTTTGGCCAGTTCGGGCCTGTCCGGGGAAGCCAACGACGCCGATGGGGCGTGGATGCGCGAACAATTGCTGGCTGACGTCGGCGCGGCTGGCATGTGGGACCCGGATGTTCCGTTGGATGGGCGCGTGCGCATGGAAGCCGATAGCCAAACGGCGCGCGAAGTCGGGGCGGGCATGGCCCCAACCTATCCGGTGTTCGTGATGGATGCCCAAGGTGTATACCAGCCTTTGCAAGATGGCCAAGGCGGGGTGCTGCGCTGGTATCCGCAGGCGGACCGTGACGGTAAGGTGCAGGTTGCGCGCTTTAAGCGTGAACTGGCCGCACAAAATGATTCTGGCCCCATGACCTTGGACAATATGCGCGACCGTGTCCAAGATGCCGCCAAGGCGGGAGGTGGCGATGCCGTTCGTTGATCCGCAAGGAACCCCTGTTCTT